TCGTTGCGGGCTACGTCATTCAGGCGGTCGACGATCTCTGTCCGGGACCAGCTCAGCGCCGCCTGACCGGACCATGTGCCCGGCCGCCATTTGGCGAAGTTCGGGTGATCGTATGCTGCGCCCTGATAGGCGGCCGACGACATGGCGCGGTTTTTCGCCACCTGCAAACGCGCTGCGGATCGGACATGCGGCGCAAGCGGCCGGGCATCCGGCCCAAGGATCTGGACTTCTCCGCTCATCCGAAGATTACCCCACGGCTGCGGGCACGCGCGGACGTCCGGTATCCGAGCTGCGCCTCAAGTTCGCGAATGTACTGACGAAGATCACCCTCATTGGCGGCGGAATAGGTGATGCTTTCGCCATTGTAGGAAAGGCTCACTTCTGCTCTACCGGTCACCACACGATGCAAGGCAGCCCTCGCATCAGCAAGCTGCGCCTCAAGGAGCGCGCGTTGTTCAGCCGTCAATGCCATTGGAATTCCTATCGCTTGCGTTGAGCCGCGCGTGCTGCTCTGGCGAGCGCTGCGGCGACAAGACTGGATTGCTCTGATTCAGGTTCCGCCTGGACCGGTGGTTGGTCGCCGGGCGCTATGCCGGTCAAAAGGTCCTCGATGTCGGCTTGCACCGGCGTTTCAATCTTCGCGAGGATCTCTTCGCGAACATCCCATTCCTCGTCTGTCCAGTAGGGAACTCCGAGCCGGATCGCCGCCGCCCGCGACTGGTTGAGCATATCGAGTGCTTCGTTGCGCTGCCCGGCAGGAAGCTTCCAGATCCAGCGCGGATGGCCGGACTTGGTCTTTTCGGACACGCGGCTTTCGGATGTCGCCTGCTGGTAGAAATCATCCCCGAGCCCGACGGCGAAACGGATGTAACCGGACTGCTCGGGATCTTCCTTTTTGAAATCCCGGTAGATTCCCATCTTCATCACGGATGCGTTGAAGTTGAAGAACCTGCTTGTCCACTTCTGCTTTTTTGGTTTGCCCTTGCGATCATACTCCCGCACCTGGCTGAGAAGCGGTGCTGCGTCCTTGTTGTCACCGCGCACCATGATGACGCGCGACTTCGGATGTTTTCGTGCCCACAGCCAAACATCTTCGGTGTAAGCATTGCCGTCGATCGCGGCGAGATCGACCTTGCGGCGCCGCCCGTGCTCATCCAGCCAAGCCCGGTCGAGCAGTCGATCGAGAGCAGCCCTAACCTCCGGCTCGGATATATGACCCGAGTGTTCCTTGTAGGTAGGAAGAAAGCTGCCGGCCGTCTGGTCGATCCTGCCCCAATCGATTACGGCGCTGAAACGGTTGCGTCCCCATCCGCGCAGCAGCCACTCGACACGATCGCCCTGAACGTCGATCCCAAGCGTCAGCGCCAGTATCCCGGACGGAATCATGCCGCGGCGGAAACCTTGTCCTTCAGCCCGGTCCCGGAGATCTTCCCAGGCAATCGCCCGGCTTTCCGCCTCGAATTCCAGACCAAGCCAGTCGTTCCAGAAGACCTGCTCGGATCCCGCGCTCTTGTCCTTATCGTCCGGCGCGCCGGACTGAACCTTCAGCCACATCCGCGCGATTGCTTCCCACGATTCGAGCGGAGAGTAGGCAACCCAGATATGGAACGACCGGTGATGGCGGGCGCGCTCCGGATACTTCGCCACCCACCGCGCGCCGTTTTCCGGCTTTACCATCCACGAACGGTGATGCTCGTGAATTTCACACCCGCAATGGATGCAAACGAAATGAGCATTTTCCGGATGCTCGGGATCGATATGATCCCGCATATTCTCCCAGCGAAGCTCCTGCAGTTCGCCGCACTCTTTGTGCGGGCACGGGACATGGTATCGTTCCTGCGTACCGTCCAGATAGTTCGCCGAAATGCGGCAGCCTGGCGCGATCAGGGGCGTCGAGATCTTGAAGACCTTCCGGTCATAGAAGGCCTTTGAACGGCTGTCCGCCTGTACCTCCGGATCGCCGGCATCGTTCATCGACCACTTCGCCAAGTCATCTTGAACTTGGCGGCGTGGCGAAATCATCGAGAGGCTTGCCGGCGAATTCGCACCTGAGGCCTGCAATGCTCCGCGCCCGTCGATCCGTTCCTTGTAGAGGATCGAGTTTTGCCCATCGCGGCTCGATTCCGAAAACAGCGACCGGACTGCCGGGGTTTCCCGAAGGAGCGGCATCAGCTTGGTTTTAGACCAACGGCTTGCGTTGTCCTCTGTCGGAAGAACATAGAGAAAATCGCACGGCGTAAGCGCCGTTGTACCGAGCAGGAAGATGTTCGCCAGAACCGTACCGCCAACCTGCGCCGACTTCTTGAGCGTGACGATCGTGCAGGGATCTTCCGGAGACAGCGCTCGGAGGATTTCCGAGAAGAATGGAAAGAGGTCCTCGCGATATCGCCCGGGCAATGACGAAATACGCTCGGAAAACCGGATCTCCTCCTTGGCGAACTTCAGGAGGTCGACTGCCGGCGGCGGCTCGCAAGCTTTCGCCAGCTCCTGGTAAGCGAGCTTGGCGGGATTGAAAAGCATCGTCACGAGGCGACATCCTCTATCGTATCAGGCAGTTCGTTTGCGATGTTCTTGAACTCCTCGGCCCGATCGGCCCGCACCTTCCGGAAGGCCTTAACCAGAGCATGATGGACGTCGCGCTGGGGAATGCTGAACTGCTCGGACAGCGCTTCGGATATCTGCTGGAGCCCCTGATCCATTACGCTGAAGGCGGTACCGATTGCCTTCGCCATCTCACGAAGAGCATCATCCTTCAGCATATACTTGCCGGTTTCGAGCAGCTCTTCGCGCTCGGCCTGCTCAGTCTTGATGCGCTCGCGTCGGATCCGGAGCTGCGCCAGCTCGTCGACCTGCGGCGTCGGCGCATCGGTCTGCGGCGCTGGCGTAGACGTGGCGGTCGCCGGTCTTTCTGAAAACAGCGAAGGCGCCGGATGCGTAACGACCTGAGGCGTGCGCAGCGCCGTGCCATTCGCCCCGAACCGCTGGCCGGGTTCCAGCGTCTTTTGCAACTGCGCTTGCGCAATCGCAGGGTTGATCTTCGCCCGCCGGCCTTCACCTTCGAGCGCGTCTCCGAAGATCTTCCCTTCGGCGATGTATTGCGAGACGCGACCGGGACTGACGCCAAGCATCACCGCAAAATCGCCTTTGCTGACCGATCCCGTGGCGAGGTTCATTTTAGGCTCTACTTTACCCGATCTTTAGTTTAGTCTCTGATTTTAGGCTTCAAAAAATCGCTCAGACTAGCGAGACATAGCGGTGCCAAATATCCGCAGGGCGGTTTTCCGGGGGAAGGACCCGTAAAGCGGTCGAGACCCTAATCGAGGCCTCATTGACCCTTTCGGATCAACCGATCGAAGTGCCGCTCGAAGTTTTCGACCAACACCGCATCGGCATGGCGTTCGACCACCTCTCGCAGCCGCAACCGAATGCGATAGCTCTCGGCTCGCAAGAAGAGCACGACAGGCTTGATACCCTTCGACGCTGGATCTCGCTCCCATACTCCCGGAGACAGCGATGACCCGCGCTTTGGGACGAAGTAGCGGGCGGCACGATAGTTCTTGTTCCGCTTCAGCGATGCATCCGATCGAACGCGGGTCGCACCCGCACCACGGTAGTCGATCTGCAGATCAGCCATGAAGCGGTTGATGAAACCCTGCGTCATATTGCCGAACCGATCACGCGGCGTTTCCTTCGCGGGCACCGCAACCTCACCCCTCTGCATCATTCCGCGCTGGATCAGCTGCCGCTCGAATGCCTTGTGGGTGCGATACCCACCCTGTATCTGAGGGCCAAGGAATGCGGTAGCCGGTAGCGCACCCTTGGTCCGATCACCGGTCACGACGACAGCAGCCCTTAGGCTTTCCTTGGTCGCCGCATCGTAGATGACACCCCGCTTTGCATAGGGCGTCGGCCGATCGAATACCCGGTCCATTTCCTTCTGGACCTCCAGCCGCCCCGACTTGACCGTGTCATTCAGTGTATTGCGAATGACACTCGGCATTCGGTTCCGCTCGATATCCCTGAGATATCGGTCGAACTGACTGAAATCGAATTTGATGTTGGCTTCGAGCATCCTGCTCTATGCAGAAACAATAAAGGCGACCCTTCGGTCGCCTGTCAAAACATCTGGTCATAGCAGTAGCACTGACCCTGAATCGGTACCTCGCGTCGAGGCTGTCAGAGCGGGGTCCTGCTGGCAAGCAACTCCGGGCTTTTGCCCGTTTGCCGGTGGCTGAAACACCGACTCAAAGTCCGCACGAGGATCCAGGATCATCCGTGGACGGATTCATCATCATGTTTTTTCGATTTGTGCAATATCCAAATCTACAGGCGTGGCACGACCGAAAATCATAACCTCGACCTTCACCCTGAATTGCTCGAAATCGATCGCGGTCACTGTCCCAGGGAAAGAAGCGAATGGCCCATCGCATACGCGTACACCTTCCCCAACCATGAAATCATACCTCACCGGCATTCGATGATCGTAGGTTCCCTCACATGCATTCTGCCTGAAAAGATTGATAGATTCATCATTGGCTCGCCACGGGGAAACCGCCCCGCCTACGACATCGAGAACACCGTCAACACCTAAGAAGCCCATCATAGCAGGTGCGATCGGTAAGCACCTCACAAGGACATATCCCGCGATAACTGGCCTCTCAGGAACCCAGCGGACACGCTTTTTGCGCACCACTTTGTAGCCATTCGACCTCACGACCAAGCTCTCGACATCAGCGCGATCAAGCCGTTTTTCCACAGCGAATTCGCTCCCTGTCATCACCCGCAGGCAGTACCAGCCCTCTTTCATCCCGGGATAGTCAGCTTTGATGCGTTGAATCACGCGCCTTGAGGCCATCGAGAGATGATCAATGCGAATCGCCAAGTCGTCCGCAACATGGTCGCGCTTCAGCATCGAGACGTTGCGGATCATCACTTCGCCGCCGCCCTTGCGGGGAACGCTCACATAGCGGTCGATATCGATTCCTTCGAAGGCGCCTTTCCTATGCTGCATCGTCATCGCCCCGCTCCATACCCATGGCGGTGCGCACCGCCGCCTCGAATTCATGCAATTGATCTGGACCACCCTTCGGGAAGAAAACCACCTTCTGATGATGTGGCGTAGGCCCGAACGGCCAACCACGCTCATGATGATGGTTCCGCCACCGTTCCCACATCGCCGATCCGACAGGGACAGCCTCACAGAGATGCTTCAATCTTTCGAAGATCGGTGGCAGTGTTACGTGCGTGCGTTCCTTCGCAGCCTCATGAAGCCGATTTGCCTCCGGATAACCTTCTTCGATCGTCCGGCGCGCTCGCTCCTGCGCCTCGAAATCGGGCGGGAAGATCAGCTCTCCGTCCCGCTCTTCCAGCCCTAGCCTCTGAAGATAATTGAATACTGCGTGAGGTCCGCGCCTGGCATGAACATCGTATGTTGCCCTTACGCGCTCCCTGAGGTCTTCTGGAAGATCGAACGGGATAGGCCCTGAAACCAGCGACCATGCACGCGCTACGCCAAATGCTGGTCCAAACACAGGGACAACCACCCTGCCGCCTGATGTCGCTGGAGCACCCCCGGCAACGGGCCGAACGGCAGCCTTGTCCGCATCCGTCAACATTTCCCAAACCTTGTCGCGGAAATAGTTAGCCACCGGCATAGGTTTCGTTACGCCGTCCCGTTTGCACTTGTCGAGAAACGCATCCCGCCACTCGCAGGCCTTATCTTGCTCCTCAGGCGTCAATGACGCGAACTGTTTGGCGATGTGGCCGATCGTGGACGAGGCCCATTTTTTCCACTCGCCTTCCCGGTATCCGTCACCGTTGACGAATTTCTGCACCCGTTTGATCAGTTCGGCATTTACCGCGTGGCTTACCGATCCGTCCTGACCAAAAGGACCGCGCTCGCGCGCCTCTCTCTCTTCCCGTTCAGCAGGAGGCGTTAAACGAGAGGCGTTAATAGGTGCCGGTCCAGAACCGGCAGGGGGTGCCGGTCTAGTATCGGCAGGGGGTGCCGGTATACCGGCAGGGGGGGTCTCGTTTTCGTCTGGCTCCATAGGACCAAATTCCTTTTGATCCTCTTCATCCCATGCATGGAACGCAGAGCTGGAAACTTCGGAATCGTAGACGACGCGGTACCAATGAGCGCTGTCCCGCCCATTGGCACTTACGACTTCCTGCCGCTCGACAGCGCCGATATCGACAAGCCTGTCAATTGCGGCCTGCACAGTCGAACGCGCGCAACCAAGCGCCGCGGCAAGCTTCACCTGGCTGCGGCGGCACCATCCGTGCCGGGTATTGGCATTCTGCCCCAGCATGCATAGCACCTGCAGGTCCTTGCCCTTGAGGCGAGGATCCGTGATGATCCAACCGGGGATAATGGAAAGGCGAGGCTCGCTCATGCAGCCTCCCTCTGCACCACGAGGTGCCCGCAGTTGGCCGCGACGATTGCGGCATAGGGACTTGGAGAGACCGAGTTGCCGACGCAGGACACCTGCACCGACTTCGGGAACGGTACCCATACCGGCTCGCCGCCGCCCGCCGGTTCAGCCCATCCACCGTCAATGACGTAGTCCGGCGGGAAGCCCTGCGCATTATACAATTCTCGCGGCGTCAGCATGCGCATGCCGATATCGACGATGACGAAGGCTTCACCGCCGATGTCGAGAGTAACGACCTCGCGTTCGTCCCAGAAGCCGTGGGAGCGGAGGAAGTCGGCCACTTGGCGAGCGCGAACCATCTGGTCGGGCGTGAACGGCGGCGCGTCGAGGGAAGCTTCGACATGCCCGTGTCGGTCCTTCGTTGTTATCGTGCGGGTCGGCCGATCCTCTTCGCCGCCGTCGCCGGTCCCGTAATAGGCCTGCAGGTATGGCGCGACGAGGAGCGACTTTCCGCCACCATCCGCCGTTATGGTTGCCGATGG